ATCTTTCCATCTGGCGCTGTGTAGGTAGTACCGGTTACGCTAGGTACATCTGACCCACCAACTACAGGTTCAAAATCAATAGTGTCATCGCTGTATACAATTTCGTATCCATCTAATTTACCACTAATAGGATTATACTTTGGAGTTCTAGTCTTAATAGTTTTACCTGTAGGAGTAGCACCTGCAGGAACTGCAGCATTTTCACCAATAGCCCCAATAGCCGCTTGTTCTTCAAGAGTTAAGTCAGCAAAATTAACACCTACTGGAACGTCTTCTTTAATTACAGTAGTTGGAGTTGCAGGAATTGCTGTAACAGTAGCCTTAGAGGTAAGAGTTCTAGTACCAGGCACCATTGATGTAGTCTTAACAGGTGCTGGTGCTTTTGTTTTTGCTGCTATTCTTGCTGCGTTTTCTAAATCAGTTGCTCGACCAGCAGCAGTTGGAATCCCAGCGCCTCTTGCTGCCGCTACAGCACTTGTGGCGGCTTGTTTTTTAAGTAGTTCATCGCCAGCGGTGCTAGTTACATTGTAAGGACTTACTGCCGCAGCATTAGCGTCAGGCATACCTTGAGGATCGTTAGTAATATAAGTTACAACTCTTGCTTGCGCTAAAGGAACAATTTTCCCCTGTGTTGGGTCGAATGTATATTCAGCCATTATTACCCCTGGAATCCAAAGTCACGCAACACATCTAGTGCAGCAGTTGAAACATCTTCTTTAGCTTGTTCTGTATATTGCCAGCGATCATCACGGCGCAACAACTTCTTAAAGTCATATATGTTCATATCACCCTTGTCGGTGATAGCAGCGCGTAGTGTTGGATCATTTAAGTCAATTTGATTTGGGTCTCGAATATCAAGAATGGTAGCCATCGTCTGACGATAAGGAGCATAGACTTGGTTCAAGTTGTAGCCCTGAGCCAATAGGTCACGGACGTATTGAGGCTGTCCTTGTGCAGCAAGTTTGCGGGAATCAGCGATGATTCGGTTAACATCAATAGTTCCTGCTGCTATGCCCTGTAGAACTTGTTGTTCGCTTGCACCACCAGGAATGATGTCACTCATCTGGAATCCATTATCGCGTGCTGCTTGTACAAGTAAATTGTAGTTGCTAAGCGCTTGACCTGAGTAGCCTTCAGTTGTTTTACCGCCAATAGATCCAGCTATTGGTCGAATAGAAGCAGCCAAGAAACTATCAATGAATGATGTATCTTCGCTGCGATTAGTAATGTAAAGATTTTCTGCAGCCTTGCGTAAAGCAGTAGGATCCGAAGCAGCAGCTGAACCAATTTCTGTAGCACGCTTCTTTAGATTTGCTTCAATCTTGGCAATCTGCATCTCATAGTCAGTAGAGCCTTTGGCTTGTCCTGATTTTAAGAGATCCTGATAATTGTAATACTGGACATAGCGTGCCTTGATTTCAGCAGAGTTCTGCTTAAACCAAAGGTCATCACGGATTGCTTTACGCAGTTTGTCCGGAGTCCATTTCTCATCCACATACTTCTTCAGAAGTGTATTGAGGCTTGGGATATTCTTGAATAAAGTTTCAGGTAAAGCAAAGTCTTGTCCTGCTGCTACATTAAGTGCTTCTGCTTCAAGTTCAGCAGCAGTCTTTTCTTTAACTCCAGTACCTGCTCCAGCTCCAGCGCCTGCACCGGCGCCAGCACCTGCACCTGCACCTGCACCTGCACCTGCGGGTGGTGTTTGGGCAGGAGTTTGAGCAGGAGGTGGGGTAGGCGTAACAAGAGTTTGACCAGATGGTGTAGTTGGGGTCAATACCTCAATGCCATCTTTGTATTTTCTGTTGTTGTACTCACCAGTAAATGGCTTGCCACTTTGTAGAAATGGATTGGCCTTAGTTCCTGTACCAGTATAGTAATTGCTTCCTAAAGAATCTGTAAGTTTAGCAATTTTCTCTTGTAGTTTAGGATCTACTATGCCAAGATCTTTATTGTCTTCTTGCTTCTTGATAAGAGGATCTAGTTGGAAAGATGTTTGATAAGCCTTCAATGCCCCATCAGCTACTGAATTATATGTCTTATACTTAGTTTCCCAGAATTTTAACTTACGCTTGTAAGCGTCGTACATATCAGTATACTTTTTACGCTCTGGTGAGCCAACTTTACTATTCTTAATTAAAGTTTGTATGTTGCGCTGAATTGTTGGTTTTTGTTCTTTGTAATTTTTTAGGTCGCGTAATGCTTTGTCAAGTTCTTTCTTGAGAGCCTTGGTTGCTGCTGATTCTGCCATTAGCGTAGACCCCCAAGTTCCTGCATTAGAATTGTGTAAGCATCAGATGCTTGATTAGTCTTAGCTTCTGCTGTGCCAGCAATCTTTTCTGTAATGAACTGTTGTTCATCTAAGCCACCGGTGGTGGTACTGAATCCTTTACCAGATACGTTAACGGCAGGTTGTCTCTTTTGCTCTGCGTTAATTAGTTTCTGGTACTTTGCTTTTTCAGCCTTGGTCAAAGAACGGCCTAATAAATCTTGGGCAACAGTCTCAAGGATCTTTGCTGTTTGAGTAGGGCTGGTTACGTATGTCTGCTTTGTGGTTGTTGGACCACCGGTACCAGCACCTTCTTCTTTGCTGCTTAAAAGAACATCGTAACGAGTGACAGGCTTTGTAGAACCTACCAACTTATTAAGAGCTACCTGTGACTTGTATGCTTCTTCTAATTTTGCTAAAGCGTTATAGTACTTAACATTAAAATCAGATGTTACAGATCCAGTCCAAAAGCCAGCATTTTTTAATTGTTCAGCTAAGGCTAGGCGTGCTGCGTCAGATCCATTTGCTACGTCTTTAGCAAAGACTTCAAGGGTTACTTCTTCAGCCATTTGTATCTCCAATTAACGAGGCAAACATTGTGTTGTAAGCACTCATAGTATTTTCGTTTGCCTTAGCAAGTTCACGTAATTTAACAATTGCTTCATCTTGCATAAACGATACAAGGTTACTTGTACCAGAAAGTGTGCTTAGCGCTTCTTTCTGCATCTTGTAATTATCGTAAGTATCTAGCATCTCTTTTAGAGATTTCTGGATAGGACCACGAACAGTTACAGTCTTGTCGTTTAGCATATTGCGTAGGTCATCAAGAGCGCGTTGGCGCTCGATTGCCTTCTTGCCACCTTCTGCTAGTTCTTCTTGAACTAAAGGACGGCCAGCCTTGAAAGCCTTAGACCATTCTGTGAAATCTTTACGAGCAAGACTGCGCTCAAAGTCAGTAACCATATTCTCAAGAGAAGACTCGTATTCGTTCTTCTTTGCATAATACTTCTGAAGATCAGCGGCTGTTTGTACTTCACGTAGGTAATCACCTACACGCTTGTTGTACTTTAGACCCATATCCTTCATAGTCTTATAGGCATCCCAAGAGAAGCCTGACTTATTAGGAATAAGAAACGCTGCGCCTTGTGGGTATCTTGCAAACAAATCTTGATTCTTGTCTACAAATTCGCCTGATTCTTCTGCGTATTTGATAATAGCAACTGTCTTCTTCTCAGACTCAGGGATAGTAAATGGGATCTCGTTAGGGAATAACTCAACCCACTTAGCCATAGCTGCGTCGTAATCGCCTGGGTACTGATCTAATAAACTGTTCCAAGCCTGCTTAAAGTTAGCCTTACCATTGTCTTTAATCCACTGAGCCATATCAGCTTTTAACTGTATTGATGGCGAAGCTGGAGCAAAGAATCCAAATACAAAGCGTGTACCTAGAATACCAAGAACTGTGTTCTTGACTCGCTGGCGATACAGTTCTTGATCTTCGATTGAAGGAGGAATTAAGTTACCAGTCTCGTCATACTTCTCTGGTAGCCCGTGACCGCCTGCTTCTAAGTAAGTAACTGCCTTACGCCAAGCTGATGCGTACTGAGAATCACGCTCGTCTGTGTTCATTACTTCATACAAACGGTTAATGTGAGCAGGCAAGAATGAAGATACGAATGAACGATCTACAGCATACTTACCAAGAGTTAGTTCTGTAATATGGTCAGCAGCGCCAGGGGCACCAGCTACATCTACGATATTAGAAAGCATCTTCATTGAGATACCGGCTAATGGACCAGAGAATGTTGGGATCAAGGAATCTTGATTCAGAGATGGGGTAAGCATCTTTACTTGAGCACCAAATTGCACTGGGAAAGGTGTCTTGAACTCTGCTGGTATACCCATTGTTGTCATTGCGCTTCTTACAGCAGCATAGATAGGTTCGATGCCTGGATAAACAAAGTACTTTTCGCCTTGATCGTCTTCTTGAATCCAACCATTATGGCTAATGCCATCGTAGGTAAGAGCCGCTTTGCGGATAGCCATAGGGTTATACTTAACAACGCGGGTCATACGACGATAGAAGTCTTCAGTAGCACGATAGAAACGTGAGAAGTTACGAACGTTAAAGGCTAACTGAGTACGAACAAGTGGGTTATCCACATATTCAATTACCTGAGATACCGCACGTTCTTCTACTAGATTAGCAAATTGACGCTTGGCAGCTAGGGTAGCCTTGGCAATTTTCTTTGGATCTTCTTGATCCACTTTGCTAACTACTGATTTGATATAAGCATCTTCAAAGCCAGACTTCTTCATCTGCTTGCGAAGGCTAACAATTTCATTAAAGACAATAGGCTGACGTGATAGACGGGCGTTAGCCAAGCCTAACCAAGTCCAACCTTTTGTCATCAAAGATGAAGTAATGTTACCTGAATCAGAGATAGGTACCAGCGCTGGTCCAAGAACGTATGCTGGAATGTCAGCATCATCTAGGTTTGATACGTCATCTAAAGATAACTTACCAGAGATGATAGCTTCACCCTGATCGTTTCTTGTACGTATCTTGCCAAGTAATTCTAGGTTTAATTCTTTGACAGAATCAGCGGTTGCTCCACGCTTTTCAAAGATTTCAGCAGCACGCTTGTAAACTATCTCTGCGTGTTGCTTCTCATCAATGTTACGTGCAGCAAGTTGTGCTTCTGTGCGGAATCCTGGGTTCTTTTGCATCCAGTCCATAATTTTGCTAATGGCAATTGCTTTACCTTCTGCTGTATTGCTCAAGTTTGCTATAGCAATAGCGCCTAATTCGTCATTTGCGTAGTAGTTAATACGCATAAGCCAAGTAAGTAGGGCTGCTTCATCCTGATTGCCTAACGCACGAGCGCGATACACACGATCTGATTTTGCTGGTCCGTATTTAGCGGCTTTAGGCTCATTGATTATTAGGGCTTCGCTACGAACTCCGTGTTCACGGGTAAATAAGGTAGCTCTAGTAACAAAATCTCCACCAGTAGCAAAGTTACTTGCTCCTTCGGAGACAATAGCCATAGAATTTTCTAGGTTTCCATAGATAAGATGCTCTGCAAGTATCCCTGCTTCTTCTTCAAACATAGGTTTCATACCTAGTGCCTTGCGGTACCGGTTAATTCTTCCAGAAGTTAGGGCAGTAGCCATAATTCTACGTGTCTGCTCAGTGGCAGATACAGTTGTTATGGCTTTTAACTCATCAATCTTAGCTTCAAGGGATACCTTGGTAGCAGGATCTGTAGCAATCTTAATTTGCTCACGTATAGATTTGATTTCTTCGCGTGCATTGACAATAGCATCGTCAATTCCGGCAATTTGAGTTTCAAATTTAGCAGCTTCGTTCTTATTTAGAATACGAAGCATACCGCCTAGTGGATTATCAGACCAGTTCTTAGATGCTCTTGCACCTTCTAGCGCAGTATTAACGCGAGTTGATAGGTACCGACTCTTAGCAAGACCCCAAGGGCTGCCACCAATAGCAAGATGAACCATTAAATCTTCGGTTGCGTTACGAATTGCGTAACGAGGACCAGCAAGAGTTAAGAATGACCAGTATCCTGTCATCTTATCTACCCACTCTTTGTTTGACTGTCCCCACATACGGCTTATTAGGCCAGAACGTGCAGCAGCACGGTCAATATCTACAAGACTAGGAGTAGTCATAAAGCGGTTGTAGTCAGATGGGATAGCACCGATGTCTTGGAAGTCATCTGCGAAGTTTGCTACAGAGAACTTAGAGTCACCTTTAGTAATAGTCTGATTAACAATCTTTTGACCGGCTTCAGTAAGGTTTAAGCCACGTGCTTCTGCGATAGTTCCCCAGATGCCTTTAACCATTTCCTTACGCTCACCAATGTTAGTAATGGCTTCATAAGTTTCAGCAATCATCTTTGAATCTTGCTTAGGCAAGACTAAACGCGCTAGACGGTAGACCTGAGTAGAGGCATCCTTTGCCATAACGTCAAAGACATCATCTTTGAACATAGGAGCAATGTTAAATTTAGCCTTAAATCTATCTAAACGTGCGCCAATTGCTAATGATGGCAAGCGAGCAAAACCTTTTTGGTTTGTAAGGTCTTTAACCTTTGCCCCAATAACAGTTCCATCTTCAGATACTGCCTTACGGATTCCATCTGTGTCAGATAGAGGGCCATATAGGTCATCAATAATGCGTGGCGCAAAACGATCAATGTTAATTAACTTATTAGATGTCGTAATGATCTTTACTCTAGCTTTACGTGTAGCATCTAAAGTAGGAAGGATTACTCGTTTGCGACCAACTGCTCCTTTGAGCATATTGACTGATTCTTCTGTATTAAGTAGGAAGGCTTTTGCTGTATTAGCATCTACTACTTCTGACTTCTGAAGAACTCTAATTACTTCTGGACCAAACTCAGGAGCTAATAATTTAAGTTCATCTCTTGCAGCAACTAAGTCTTTGCCTTTGCCACTAGACTTTTGTAAAGTAGAATACCTATCTAGCACAGCTCCGTATTGATCCCAGAAGGCAACAGTAGCTGGCTTGGCAAAGTAATCATTTACTTTCTCGCCTTTAGCCATTACATCTAAAGAATACTTACTGATTGTATATAAAGATTTTACCTTTGATGCTACAACAAGTGGATCAGCAAACAAACGGAAAGCAGTATCTGTAGTTCCGGATACAAGACCATACAAGAAGCCATTCTTCTCAAGAGTCTCAGGAAGAATAGCGTTAGCTAATTGACGTCCTGGTGAGAACTTTGCTCTATCTACCTCAGCAAGAACGTCATTAAATAGACCACGTTCTTCTTCGATGTTGGTTACATTTGGGATGACCTTGTTATTAGGATCAGCTAACATAATATACTTGCGTTGTTCAGGAGTAGCAGTAGCAAGCAACTTGCCTACATCTTCACCTGACTTAATGCGCATAGCAATATCTACAGCATCTAATCCGTACTTTGATCTTGCCTTGTCAATACGGCCTTCATTGTAAACCTTGTCACCTTTATCGTTGGCTTGATCCCAAGCAAAGCCAACTTCGCCTTGTGACATTGGGATAGCAACAGCACGATAGGTACGTGTAGCAAGATCAGATAGTTCAATAGCGCCTTTGAAGGCAAGAGTAATTGGATTGTACTTAAAGGCAGTACTTAGCCATCCTTGAGATGGCTTTTCCAACGGGTCTTGTGTACCAAACTTCTTTACTAGATCCTGTTGCTGGCTTGTTGGCAGCTTAGAATACTTTGCTTGCGCAACTTCGGCAGGCAAGTTAGATAATTCTTTATGTACAAATAGAGCCTTGACTAAATCGTCAACCTGCTTCTTTGATTCACCCTGTAAATTTGCGGCTAGCGCTGCTGCTTTGATGTTGTCAGCCATCAATTACCTTGCGCTAGTGCTTCTTGGTACAACACTGCAATCTCGCCAGTGGTGTCAAAAGGTAACAGTTGTACTAGAGAATCTGAAAGTTTTACGGTGTTCTTCTTCATCATTAAAGCTGAAGATCCAGCACCTGCACCCATATCAATACCTGCTGTTACCGGTGTATTAGGTTGAGCAGTTGGTGCAAATAATTCTGTGATTGGTGCTTGTTTAGCAGCATCGCGTACTTCAGCGGCTGGTGTTGGGCGTACATCTGGAGTTTTTGAAAGATCCGCACCTGACTTAATTGCAGCAGTTTCGATGCCTTCGCCGTATGAAGTAGAACCCATACGTAGGCTATCTGTGCGAACAGAGTACTTACTAGGACCTGAAACGCCGGCCAACGGATTCATTGGTGTATCAGCCATCTGTTTCTTCTCCTAACTTTTCTAAATCTGCGGTCATATCTTCCCAAGCACGAATAGTCTTCGTCTTTTGGTTAGAATGATAAATGGATAGTTCCATTAGTTCACTGGTCATTGCCTCAAATGTTTGGGCTAGGTTGTGAATAAAACCTGTAAGTATTACTAAGAAATCAGAAGGGCGCACTGGGCGAGGAATGTCATTGTTATCGTTGCTCACCCAGTACACCTTTCCATTAAACTAATTAAGCCTTCTTGCCTTTGCGAGCTGGTCCGGCATAACCGAAGTCAACCTTACCGCCTTTGACTGATCCTGCCTTTGTGTCAACCTTTACTGGTTGTACTGGAGCTGGAGCGTGTGTTCCTTTATTCATCTTTGCACCTCCTTCGGTTATGCTGCGCCGGTGATTCCGGCTAGTAGTGACGCTATATCGGGTTTTTGACCAGCAGCAGGGGCCATACCACCTTGTGGATTTGGAGGTTGCTGCGAGGCAGGGGCGGAGGCCGCTCCTGCTGCTGGAAGCATTTGTTCAGCGCCAGGCATACCTGGCATCTGTGGTGGCATCTCTGGTGCCGGTGGTGGAGCAAAAGCCTTCTCCACTACTGATTCTAGTGAAAGTCCCTTTTGCCGACCTTGGATAACAGCTGCGATACGGCTGACAATCTCTGAAGGGTCTTGGCCTTGCGCTGCCAAGGCAGGAATAGCCTGAGCATACTGCGCAACAGATACACGCAAAGCATCACGCATTTCTTCAATGTCAACGCGTTGTTCTTCTTGAGATACATTTAGATCCATTGGGATCTCGCGGCGTACGTAATCACGAGATACAAGTTTGTCGGAACGCATTTGTAGCAAAGCAATAATGGCACGGCTTGGATCCATACCAGACATAATTCCGTAACGTACATCTACGCCGTACTCGCCTTTAATATCACGAGATGGTGTGTACTTTAATACATACGGTGTGCCGTCTTCGGAACCCTTGATTACCTTTTGAGTATTAGGGAATAGCTTCTCATCTACTTCAAAGCAGAGTCCGAGAAGATCAGAAAACATACGAGCAAATTGCGCTTGAGCGGATTTGATTTGAGTATCAAAACCAGCTTGTAGTTCTTGAACGCCACGACCAGTAATGACACTTGCGTTAATGTTTCCGGAACGCGATTCAGGGTAACGAGCGCCAAGGCGTAGTTCACGTTCTAGTGCTCCAGATTCTGCGAATAGTCCTGGTGGTAAGTCTAGGCTAACACGACGAATGTTCTGAGGTTGAGCCGAACGCATAATAGAGTCAGGACCAAGAGCAAGTTCTTGTACATCTTGCGGAATAGCAATAGGTGCTTGGATTGACTTTTCTGCTGCTTGGATCTGAAGGATCGCAAAGCGAGCACGAGCGAGTTGAACTGAGAGTACATCATCGAACTGTCCACGAGCTTGACCATCAAGGGAAGGACGGATTGCCACTTTCGCTAAACACTTACCAATAGGATTTGGTGTACGAGCAAGAGTTAAGTTCTTACGCTCTGGTAGGAAGATTAGATCTTGGTCAGCATCGTGGTAACGGATCATCGAGATATAAGGGCTACCCTGTTGGTAGTTGTTCTTAGCCAAAATCTGATCGGCATACTCTGGATACTGGGCAGCGAGGGACTCGCTATCAATGTTAATAACCTGAGTCAATGAGATGGTACGACCAAAGCGATCCATTTCTGGGTATACGCCCCAAGGATTTAGTAGGCGTAGGCGTGGATTATTAGAATCGTAATCCATCTCAACTAGGCCAACCATCATACCGTAGGTGTTATACCAGTCAGCTGCTTCGTACATTTGTAGTTGTAGCTCTGAAAGCGAAGCGTAGAAATTAGCAATACGGGTTCTAGTATCAGCAGCTTTACGTGCTGCGTCTGAAACCATATTAGCCGCTGAGCAGTTAAAGGATGGAAGTGGTGCCATCGCTTCTGCTAAATCACGCGCTGCTACGTCAATGAAGTTAGCAACGAGTGGCTTTGGATAATCCTCTGAGAACATAGAAGGATAAACCTTGGAGAGATCTCCTTGACGCACCGAAAGCACGTCGCGCATACGTTGGTCGCGGGATGCAAACTTGGTCTGCAAGCGACCTAACTTCGCGTTAACTTCTTTTGGTGTTAACAATGGGAATCCTTACTTAGTTTTTGGTTTTGTTGCTTTAGCCTTAGTAGTTGGCTTTGCTTTCTTAGTTTCAGAATAACCAACAGCAGCAGCTGCACGCTTTGCGGCGGCTTTCTTTGCTTCACGCTTTTCAATACCAGCAGCACGAGCAGCGGTGCGCTCACGATCTAATTTCATACGTGGTTTTAAAACTTTCTTAGCAGCGCGTTCTTCTGCCATAGATAATCTTACTCCTGCTGTCTTGGCATTACGATTTACTGTTTGGTTTGCAGCAATAGAAACTTCGACGCCTTTTGCATTAAATTTTGCTTTGCGTACTTTATCTTCGAGTGAGGCCATTTTATTCTCCTTAGATGAACTGCTTGTTTTGATCTAGTAGTAGTTGATCTAGGTTGACCACTACGCGCTTAGATTTTTCTGAACGTGATAGAAAAGGATTTCTTAAATGATGGGTTGTGTACATACCGTGATTGAGCATTTCGCGTGCTCGGATCTCACAGAACCAAAGTGCCATTACTAAGTCAGTCTTACCCTTAGTAGTTGGCGTCCAAGTAATCAACTGCTCGATAAGAGCCTTGACGTTCTCGGTCTGATCCGAAGGTAAGTGGATCAAGTTATCTCGGTGGTGCTTGTTATCAACTTGCTTAGTACCAAATAGGGTAGCCATAGAAGCTACGCCGAAACCTGAATCCCACTTATTAGATCCGGTGTGGTGTTCTTTTAATAGAACGCCGCGTGATGCTAAAAATTGACGGATGCCTTCATCTTGAGTTAAGAAAGCCTGGAAAGCGTTCTTCTCAATAATCCATTCGCTAGGACCGTAGAGTGAAGTCCAGTTAAGAATAATGTCACGGATCTGCTGTGGGCTTGGACGGCTAATCTTTAGCGCATCTACGATGTAGCGCTTAGAAGTTGTGCGGTCAATGGCATAACAGATAGCAGCGGTATCACCAACAATAGCTGGGTCCATACCGCAGATAATGGTGAAGCCTTGTAGATCTTTCGGATGACCTGGACTACCTGGTTCTAAGCGACCAGACTTGCGCATACCGTCAATAGAGCCACGAACACATACTGGGTCAAAGGCTGCGTTCTCGCTTACGTCTTGTTGCTGGTAAACCAGCGCCCAAGTCGAAGCATCCATAGCTTGGCGTTCGTTGTAAAGGTTGCGGCCATTCCATCTAGGATATAAGCCGTCTTCGTTCTTATCGTTTTCTTCTTGACCATCGAAAGGCGCATCGGATGCTGGCCAGAGGGTTTCCCATTTATCAGGATCCTCGTCCGGCGTCAAAAGCG